TCCCGCTCGGGGAGTTGGGCTTCTCTGCAACCGAACCCGACGAGAAAACCGAGACCTTGCAAACTTACGCCGAAAAAATTGCCCGTGAGCGCAACTTGAACTTCATTGATGCGATCCGCATCGCTGCATCGGAGCGACCCGAACTTGTTTTCAGCGAATACAAAGTCAAAAAGTGAGGTGATGAACGATGGCGACCTACAGGGAAGCATTAGTCATCTCTTTCGTTGCTGGGGCTGATTTGAGAAATTACCCATTCGCCCCCGTAAGACTTGACACGAACGGAAGGGTCGTTTTGGCAGGTGCAAACGAACGAGCCATCGGCATCCTGCAAAACAAGCCCAACACTGGCGAGGCTGCGTCCGTCATGCTTTATGGCATCAGCAAAGCAATCGCGAGCGGCGCCATTCCTGTTGGAAGTCCCGTTGTTGCTGCTGCAAACGGTCGTGTAGCAGCAGCAGGGACTTTCCACAATCACGGCACTGCATCAAGTAACCCACCGACGGGACAACAACGAATAATTGGCTTCGCCTTGACTGGTGCAACTGCTGCTGGACAGGTCATTGAAGTGTTACTTGCACCCTTTGAGTTCTGATGGGGGGAAAGGAGATGACTGACCAACAAGTCCGTGAACGAATCTTGGCTATCCTTTACGAGGCATGGTTAAAGAGCGGCAAGCACCATCGCATCTCCTTAGATGAACTTTTTGCTGCCTTCCATGCCCAAAGCCAAGACGAACAAATCCAAGTCTTAAGGAACCTGCAACTTTTGACTGACTTGGGTTATGTTCGGATGCCAACTTTGCGAAGCGCCCAATTGACTGCATGGGGCGTCTTGGAATGCGAAAGGTCACGATTGCTTCCTGAACCTTTGCACCAAGAAACCAAGGAGGTGAATGAATAATGCCTCAAGTGACTGATGTCAGGGATGTGATCTTGTTTGACCCGGTGTTAACTCAAGTTGCAATCGGCTACCGAGTCCAAGGTGCCATCGCCGAAAACCTTCTGCCTACCTTGCCTGTCTCGTCCGTTTCAGGTCAAATTGCCAAGTTCGGCAAAGACGCCTTTCGGCGAGAATCAGCGAAGCGGGGACGAGGTAGTCAATCAAAACGAGTTCACTGGTCAGTTGAATCTGTCAAGTTCTTCTGCGAGGAATACTCCCTTGAAGTTGCCGTTGACGACCGAGATGTAGCAGCGAGCCAAAATCCCATTGACCCCTTCGTTGCCGCAACGACCCAACTCGTTGACATGTTGACCCTTGATGCTGAAGTTCGTGCGAGAGATGTTATTGTGAACGCTTTGACTTCAGCAAACTACAGAACTGTCCCGACGAACAAGTGGGATGCAGCAAACTCAACGCCCATCAATGACATGAAAAACGCCATCCTTGCCGTTGCCAGGCGCATCGGTGTTCGCCCAACGACTGTCGTCATTTCCCGACCTGTCTGGGAAGTTTTAATTGAACACCCCCAAGTCGCCGAGCGACTGAAGTTCACCAACGCCACATTCTCAACTGACATTCTCGCCCGTTGGCTGGAAGTTCGGGAAGTTGTCATTGCGGACATGGTGATGGACACCGCCTTAGAAGGCGAGACGCCGAACTTGCAGTATGTCTGGGGCGATAGGGTCGTCATCGCTTATGTCCCACAACGACCTGCCATCAACCAACCCGCCTTCGGCTACCGACCAACCCTTTCCAACTTCACCGTTGAACGCTACCGCGATGAGCCAGCAAGGAGCACTGTTATTCGTGTTCGCCACGAAGTCGCCGAAGTTGTAACCGCTCCTGATGCAGGTCACCTACTTGATGATGTCTTGGCAAGCATCTGATAAACCCTAAAAAGCCCTGAAATTGGCTTCTGACGGGCTCTTTGAGCGAGGGGGGTATTCCGATATAGGGGTGCCCCCTTTCAGGCGATTGTAGGGCAAAAGTTTCCGCAAAAATGCTACCGTTAGTTAACTAATGGTAGCATCTTTGCGCGATGGTCTCTCGGACGCCGTCCACTTGAACGACGGCGACTGGCGATTGGCGACTGGCGACTGGTTCAACGACGGCGAATGGCGACTGGCAATAAGAGGTGAAAGAAATGTGGGGATGGTGGAAAAGAAGCAATAAAAGCAACAAGTTCCAAGAACCAAGCAAGGCAGAACTGAGACAAGAAATGGGGTTTGGAGGCAGCGGGGTAGGGCAATTGCTGACCAACTTGGGCGCTGACGAATACTTACCCGAACTTGCCTTCCCTAAATGCATTCAAGTCTACACCCGAATGAGGCGCTCCGATGCAACCGTCCAAGCCCTTGAACTGGCAATAACCCTGCCCATCCGTGCTACCGACTGGGATGTCCAGCCTGCTTCGGATGACCCGACGGCTCAGGAGGCAGCAGATTTGGTCTATGACAACTTGTTTGGCGGGATGACTCACACCTTTGACGACTTCCTTCGTGACGCTCTCTTAGCGCTCTTTTACGGCTTTACCGTTTTTGAGAAGGTTTTTGAGGAACGAAACAACTACATCGTTTGGCGGAAGTTTGCTCCAAGGCATCCGCAAACGATTGAGAGGTTTTTGTTTGACGAGGCAGGTGGCTTAGCAGGGGTTCGGCAGGTCGGTTTTGACCCACAAGGGAGATTCAGGCAAATTGACATCCCTATTGAGAAGTTGCTCATTTTCATCTGGCGGCGGGAGATGGGAAATCCCTACGGCGTCTCGGTTCTTCGTGCCGCCTACAAGCACTGGTTCCTCAAAGACATAGCATACAAACTACAAGCAATTGCGTTGGAGCGTTGGGCTATTGGTATCCCCGTCGGTAAAGTTCCTGCTGGAACTTCCGAGCAAGACAAACAGACCTTCCTGCAAATGCTTGAAGCAATGAGGGGACATGAAAGGGCAGCGATGGTTTTGCCTGAAGACTACCAAATTGAGATTATCGGTGCTGAAGCAGGACAGAGGGCAAATCAAGCCTTCGTTGAAGCGATTCAGCACCACGACACGATGATCGTCAAAGCCGTGTTGGCTCAATTTTTGAACTTGGGGACGGGCGATGTCGGGAGTTGGGCTTTGTCAAGGGATCACAGTCAACTGTTTTTGATGGGCTTAAACGCAGTCGCCCAATGGTTTGCCGACCACATAAACCGCTATGCCATCCCGCAACTTTGCAGGCTCAATTTCGGTGAGGACTTTGCTGACTTTCCCGAATTGACTTTCACTGACCTGCGTCTTGTCTTGCAGCGAGAAGTCCTTGCGGAAGCGATTGGGAAGTTAGTGCAAGTTGGCATCCTAACGCCCGACCGAAGTTTGCAAGATTGGATTCGTGATGTCTTTGACTTGCCACCTTTGCCCGAAACTGAACCCGAAGAAGTTGAACTGCCAGCGCCTGAAACGGTAGCGAGTAGCGAGGACAGAAAGGGACGAGGGACGGGGGACGAGGGACGGAACGGATGGCAAATGGCAAGTGGTGACGGCAAAAAGAACCAGCCCCCAATCCCCAGTCCCCAGTCCCGCTTTTCTGACCCACTGGGATTAATTCAAGGGGCGACATTGCGAAGTTTGTCGGACACTACGATGACGGCAGCGGAACAGAGTTTGAGAGGGTTGTTGCGACAGCAAATTGATCACTTGATGGATCAAGTTCGCAGGTTAGTTGCTGACGCTGATGCAGGCAAACCTTCAGCGCTCCGTGAACTGGGTCGGCTCTCAGTCCCACAGCATCTCGTTGACGCTTACGCCGTTGAGTTGACGAAGTATTTGATGGATGCCTACCGTGCTGCAAGGTCGGTCTATCTCGCTTCCACTGGCGCTGATCCGTCAAAGCCAATTCCGAGGTGGGTTGACTTTTACCTGCAAGGCTTCGCTCAAGCAATCGCAAGACAACACGCTGCCGACTTAGCGGCGACAGTCGGCTATGAGGCATTGAGGCTTTACGAGGAAAGCAAGACGCTTGGTAGGACATTTAGTGAGGAACAAATTGAGGCTACTGCGGTTGAAAGGGCAGCAAACATGATGGACGATTTACCGAGAACGGTTGAACTGTTGACAGAAATTCTGTTTGAGCCCATTGAGGTGAGCGAATGATGTTTGTTGTAATGATAGACGATGAAAATGTCTTGTTCGCAGTTGACACTCTAAGCGAACGCGTTTTGAACCTTGAGCCCGTGTGGCGGCAGATAGCAAAGGACTTGATGGAGTTGGAGGCTCAAATTTTTGTGACGCAAGGGAGCGTCATCGGCAAACCTTGGGCTCCTTTGTCGCCAAAAACGATCCGCCAAAAGCAACGAAAGAACCTCCCGCTTGAACCACTCGTTCGGACTGGGCGATTAAGAGCGTCATTAACTGATGAGAGTAGCAGCGAGATGGCTTTGGAGATTGAACCGTTAGGCTTGACTTTCGGTTCGGCAAGAGAGACTGAAAATCGTCAATGGTTCCTCGCTCCCATCCACCACTTTGGCGCACCGAGACGAAATATCCCAGCGCGAGCGCTGATGCCTGACAGCCAACAACTTGCCGAACGATTTCGTGATCGTTGGCAAGATTACTTCTTCAACTATCTCAGCGAGGAGGGAAGATTTTGATGCCACGCTATCACAGCCTTTCCGATGTCCAAAGCCGATTGCCTTCGTCAATAGCGACGATTGATGCTTTGAGCGAACCAAATTCCGAACAAGTTGAAGCGTGGATGGAAGAAGTTGAAGCCTTCGTTGAAGGTCAACTCGCAACTCGTTACCAAGTTCCCATCGTCGGCTCACAAAGCATCCTCATTGTCCGTGACATTTGCGCTGACTTGACGGCTTACCGTGTCTGGCAATTCAAAGCGATGGGGATTGACGACGCTGAATTTCGCAATCAAGCGGAAGTTCTGCGGACAAGGGCGATGGAGAAACTTCAAGCACTTTTGCAGGGCACGATGGTTTTACCCGACCAACCTGAAGCACCTTCGTCAGCAACACCTTTGGGAACTTTCCCCGAACCGATTTTTGAACGAGACAGAACGCAATGGTGATGAAAGATGGCAAAAACGAAGGAGTTGATTGAGCAAATCATCAATTATTTGACGATGCGGTTGCCCGACGCCCTAAATGCTGCAGGTTTGCGACCACCGACGGGCATTGAGTATGGAGACCTTGTTTTGGTCAGTCCAGCAAATTTACCTCGTCTTGCAGTTGACATTACCCGTTACCCGCAGCAGCAGGCAACTCTCGGTCCAAACGCCCAATTGCGACAGCGAATGGACGGAGAAGTTTGGGTCGCCGTCAGCGGTCAAGACAAAGAAGAAACGGCAAAACTGCTACACGACTACACCGACATCGTTGCTGAAGTTTTGTCAGGCGATATTCAGGCTGGCGGTTTGGCATTGATCTTGCAAGTGACGGAAGTTGATTTTTCACCAACCGTTAGGTGGCAAAACGCATTGGTGAGAGTTGCAAGGATAAGGTTTCAAGCAGTGACGCAAAAGAGGCGAGTAGCGAGTGGCGAATAGCGAGTGGTGAGTCATTACTCTATGACGATGCACATCGTTTCGCTAAACAATTTAGTTGCTTCTTCCGCTTGTCGGTAAGCCTCCTCCTTGGGAACTCCTCTCATAATTGCCAACTTAGCCTGTAATTCTTTGAATAGCCTTACAATCTTCGCTTTTTCGCTAACCGTAGGGGCTCCCCTTTCTTGCGCCTTTTTTGTGAGTTCCCACAACTGCTTTGTCAGTTCTTCTACTTCCTTCTCAAGCGTTTCCATTTTTCTTCATTCACCTCCAACCCAATCGTTCAAACAACCTGTCAAGTGCTTCGGCGATTGGACGAAAGTCATCAGGCTCCCATTGATGTGGCAACTCATATTCTCCCCTAAAGCCTCTAACAGTGATAGTTCGCTTTTGCCTTATCTCTCTAAGCATCTGCCTATCTCTTGTTTTTGTAGCGATATATTGAGCATAACTTCTCGCAAAAAATTCTTTGCGCGTGGCAAGGTATTGTTCTATGAAGAGATCGCTAACAAGTATGTCTCTATCGCGCAATTGCTCCTTTATTTCCATCAACTTTTGGTATAGTCTTGATTCTGAAACGGCTTGCCACCACTCACGCAAAACTTCTTCGCCTAATTCAGTCGCGAATGTCCTTCTCATTCCGATCGCTTCAACATCAAGAAGATGACCGATTTCGTGAGCAATTGTTGTGAGCGGAGTTTCTGCGGGGGTCTTTATCACGATACGGGTTGGTTCTGCATTAAAAACACCGAACGGCTCACGAAACATAACTGCTCCATGATAACCTTCCACTTGCGGGTCAGGAACTACATCAATCACCTTTATCGCTGGAATCTTGTGGACTCTGTTAATCAGTTCAAGGACTCGGGCATATTGTCTCATCTCGCTGACAAGTTTCACGCAAGCGCTAACTGGCAGTTTGGTCATGTATTTGTGCAACTCAGGGAATATTGCCCGCAGCGTTGCCATAAACGCTTGCGCTCCATTGTCCCCTTCGGGAAGCCTACTTAGTCGTTCAAGGATTTCCTCAGTGTTCAAAACAATGACATTTCCCTCAATGCGCTCCCAAAAGTAATTGCCTTCCTTTAAACGCCTGACCAAAGGCGATTCTTTCGGAGGGACAACAAGAGCGCTAACATTCGGAACTCCTTCCTGCCACGCATCTGATGGGATTTGCCTGAGAGTTCTTCCGATAACCTGTAGTGAAACGACAGGTCGCTCTCCAGGTGGTGGCAGCAAGCCTTGCAGGAAGAATCCTGGCATCTCCCTTTCAGGAGGCGGACGGAACTGCAACTTAGTTACCCATTGTCCTGTTGCAGGGTCTTTCACCCGACGGAAGATGAAATCACGACCTTCAACGCGAGCGGGAATTTGTAAAGCCTCATAACGAACCTCACGACCCCTGATCCTATCAGCGACGAAGTGGGCATGACGCAGAAGTGGCTCAACTTCGTTTGGGTCAAGGTTCTCTTGAGCAACACCTTCCTGCAAGTGAACAGCGATGCATCGGCAGTTGATGTGGAAAGGTGGCAAATAAGCGCTGAAGGCATCTTTTCGGAAAACTTTCCGGTTCATTGCTCGGCAGAAAGGACAAGCATCAACCCTTGCACGAATTTCAACAAGGGGAAAACGCTTTGGGTCAATAACTTCCATCCCACCAATTCTAATAGCGCTTGTGACTGAAACACGAACTCCTGCTATCAACGGAGCGTTTCGCTTGTTTTGAGCAATTTGCCTAAGTTGTTCAAGATTAATTGCCACATCCCTTCACCCTTGTGCAAAAATTGTAACCCCGCCCGCAAGGGGCGGGGCAACGGGATGAGAGAAACCCGCAATTAGGAAGAAGCAGTTGCTCAACGATTTCCCGTTGCAACTTGTCAAGTTCCTGCATCGTTATCACCAGTTATAGTATGATTTTGCTTTAACGCCACTGTAATTGTCACTACCCCACTACAACACCCTCGTTCTCTCTTAGCAAGCACAACAGTCAACCTCCCTGACGCCCACAGTTTGATTGTCGCCCCACATTTACGACACCTTTGCTCGCACAACAGAATCCCAGCCTTTACAGGTCGCCTTACCTGCTTTAATTCAAACCTCGCTCCCTTCCGAATTAACCGATAATGAACCACCTTGTTGCGCATAAGAGCGAGGGCGACCATTTAGGTCGCCCCCTGACACCCCCTTTACCCCCGATTGAATACCTTGTCCAAGATTTCTTCCAGAACACTCGGGTGTAGTGCAAATATAACTATCCTTTTCCACCTGTAGGGATAGCGAGCAAGGTAACGACCTTGAACTAAATAAAACCATACCTTCATCGGGTGACATTCTCCAACTTCAACAGGAGCACCAGCCCAAGCAGGGTGTATTCTGAGATTACCTTGCCAATCCATAAACGGGACAGGCTCAGACCACTTTATCACCCCATCAAAGTCATCTATACCGCCCCATAGTTCAATTTCAAAAGGATATGGAAGTTTCGGTGAGAAGAAAGGAAGTGACCTGTCTCCGGGTGGTTCTGAATTTGTCTCAACTACCGCAATTTCTAACTTCCCCACGAACCAATGACTTAGAAGCAACCTTGCTCCCCATAGCGCTGCTAAGTAATTGTCGGCTTTATGTGGTGTGAAAACGCAGGAGTAAAATAGTGGGTCTCTATCCTTCAACATCTCAAGCGCAAGTTCCGTATCCTTCACCCAATCAAGAGATTGTTGCTCATTCACTGCAAATAACCCATAGACATCCCACCAGTTTACTTCCCACATATTCATTCACCTCCGTCAATCTTTTCTGAACTCAACCCTCGGCTCTTCGCCGATTTTGGTCACCAACTTGTCAACAAGATTTGCTGGCAAAAAGCCAGCGTCTCTCAACTTCGCTGGAACTGTGTGGTTGGGATTGGCGAAACGAAGGGCTGCTTCAAGGGCTTGTGGGTTGTTTTTGATGTGACGAATTAGACCGTCAATGTCTAATGCGAATTTGGGTTGCCATCGGACAATGGCTCTGCCAATCCCCTTGGCTTCAAAGCCTTCAGGATAATTGTCGGCAAACCACTGTTTGATTTCTTTCAGTTGTTCTTCAAGCCTCTCAATCTGAGCCTTCAGTTGAAGCGCTTTCCTCAACCGCTTCGTTGCTTCCTTCGTCAAGTTTTGCGTTGCCATCATCACAATCGCCTCCTTGTAGATGCGGTCGGGCTCCTGCCCGACCCTCCAAACTATTCGCTATTCGCCATTCGCCACTCGCTACAAACTCTCTAACACTTTCCTCCGTTATCCCCATCTGCCGAAGCCAATTAAGCGCTGGCTCGGTCAGATAGTTGTTCTCTTTCAATGCTGTCAAGACCGCCCTACTGTAAAGTTTTTGAGCGAATCGCTCTGGTGCTTGACGCAAGTGTTTGATGTCTTCTTCAAAAATGAGCGAACGCAAAAACTCACGACCTTCATCAGTGATAATTGTCAACCTGCGCTGAACTTGCTCATTTACCCACTGACGATAAACTCGCTTCAAGACAGCAATGGGTTTTGCTTGTTGACGGAGACGGTCAATTTCTCGCTGAATGTAGTCCCAGAGTTCGTCAGGAGTTTCGGCAAGGAAATAACCTGCAAGGGCATCGTTGCTGGCACAAATTGGAAAACCTTTCAAACGGAGTTGATGCATGATTTCACGAAGTTCCCTTGTCGGGTCGGCTCCTAAGTCAATCCCTAAGGATTGAAGTTCGGCAATGATTTGTTTACTCGGCTTTGCGTTGATTTTCCCTTTGCCGAGCAAACTTACAATCGTTTCCTCAACGATTGTCAACTGTTCCGTTGCAGTCACATTGTCTCCCTCCCGTTCAACCTAATTTCGTGTATCGCATTGACAAGAGCATCACGACGCTTAAGTTGGCGGGAACAAAATTCGCAGAAGACTTCAAGACAAATTTTCCTGAATGCATAATCAACACAAAGCAAATCACCGAATTCGCCTTCCTTGATTGTCCCATTGCAAGCACCACATTCAATTGACCTGCCAACCTTCACCCTAACCCAAACTGGACGCCCCCGCTCAATCAACCACATCTTGTCATCCTGTTCAAGCATCCTGACGATTTTCTTCGCCACCTCTTTCACCATCGTAAAACACCTCC